AACGTTGCTGATCCTGTGGCCAACACTGATGCTGCCACCAAAGCGTATGTTTTAAGCACATTGGGCAACTCATCTTTTGCCATCTCTGACGGCACAACTACAGAAGCAGTCAACGGCGGCGACACAATTGACTTTGATGGAACAACCGATCAAATCACAGTTGCGGTGGCATCAGTTACTGGCAACGTAAGTAGTGTCACAGTGGCATTGGCCAACAATGTTTCAGTTGTTGCCAACGTAACAGTGGGCAACATCTTGACAGTGACAGGAACAGTCAACAGCAATTTGATTCCAACCACAACTGCAACATATAATCTAGGTGCTGCTGGGTCACTGTGGAAAGATTTATATTTGTCCGGCAACAGTATCTATATTGGTACACAAACTATCACATCAAATGCTGAAGGTATTACACTTTCTAATAGTGTATCCACCGGCAATGTCATTGCTAGTGGTACAGTAAGTGCTACCAGCACAATAACTGGTGGCAACATAGCCACAGGTGGTACAGTAAGTGCTACTGGCACAGTTACAGGTGGTAATTTGGCCACAGGTGGCACTGCAAGTGCTACCGGAACAGGCACATTTGGCAACATTGCTACTGGTGGTACTGTGAGTGCTACTGGTACTGCCACTGTAGGCAACTTGGACACAGGCGGAACAGTAAGTGCTACAGGTACAATCACAGGTGGTAATGTGGCAACTGGTGGTACTGTGAGTGCTACTGGTACTGCCACTGTAGGCAACTTGGCCACAGGTGGAACAATAAGTGCAACTGGCATGGCCACCCTGGGCAACGTTGAGACGGGTGGAACAATCAGCGGCGCTGGCAACATCACTGGTGGTAATATATTGACTGGCGGCATTTCAAGTGCAACAGGAAATGTGTTTGGTGGCAATGTGTTAACAGGTGGATTGATCAGTGCAACTGGCAACATCACTGGTGCTGGCCTAGGTACATTTGGCAATGTCAATGTAAATGGGTTTGTTTCTGCTACCGGTAATGTCATTGGTGACTTTATAATTGCTAATGCTGGATTTGAAGCACCTTCGGTAACTATCACTTCTACATCTGCCAACAGTGGCATTAGTTTGGTCACAAATGGAACAGGCAACATCAATGTCAACACCAGTTTCATCAACGGTGTTAAAGATCCAGTCCAGGCACAGGATGCCGCAACCAAGAGTTATGTTGATGCAGTGGCACAGGGTCTTGACCTTAAAGCATCTGTACACGTAGGCACATATGCTACACTGCCTGCTTATGTATACAACAACGGCACCAGCGGTGTTGGTGCAACACTGACAGGTAATGTTGCAGGCAACTTGACCATTGATGGTGAAATAGTTGCATCTGGTCAGCGAGTACTGGTCAAGAACGAAACAGGCGCATTTGTTAACAATTCAACAGCATCGGCTGCATTCAATGGTATCTACGTTGTAACCACAGCAGGTGCTCCGGGTACAGCATACGTGTTGACACGTGCTGTGGACTTTGACATTCCAAATGAAATGTACGGTGCGTTCACATTTGTTGAAACTGGCAATGTACTGGCTGATACAGGTTGGGTATGTACCAACAACAGTGCAAGCCCAATCATAGTTGGCACAACAGAAATTATATGGGCACAGTTCTCAGGAGCAGGACAGTACACAGCAGGCAATGCGCTGTCATTGAGTGGCACACAGTTCAACGTCAACACTGATGGTTCTGCCAATGCCACAATTGGCATTAACGGCAGTAACCAGTTGATCATTCCAGCCAGTGCTGTGCTGACAACACCAAATATTGGTGCGGCAACTGGCACAAGTTTAACTGCCACAGGCAACGTAGACGCTGGTAATGTCCTAACCGGCGGCATTGTAAGTTCAACCGGAACAGGTACATTTGGTAATGTCAACACAGGTGGACTTGTAAGTGCCACTGGAAACTTAACTGCTGGCAACATCACATCCAATGGTAATTTTGACACAGTAAGCATCAGTGCTACTGGCAATATCAAAGGTGGCAATTTAGAAACAGGTGGCACTGTAAGTTCTACAGGAACTGCCACACTGGGTAATGTCAACACAGGTGGATTGATCAGTGCCACAGGCAATATCACAGGTGGCAATATCTTAACCAGTGGTGCAGGTGGTGACATTTCTGGCACCGGCAATATCACCGGCGGCAACTTGATCACCGGCGGAATAATCAGTAGTACAGGCACTGCTACCTTGGGCAATGTTGCCACAGGTGGTACTGTAAGCACCGTAGGCAACATCACTGCAGGCGCTGGTAGTTTCTTCATTGGCAACGGTTCACAACTGACTGGTGTTAGTGCTGATTCTGCAATAGCGTTGATCAACGGTAACACCAATATCACAACTGCCACAAACGGCAACGCCAATGTCACAATTGGTGGCACAAGTAATGTAGTGGTGTTTACCACAGGTGGCATAGACGTAACTGGCACTGTGAGTGCAAACGGCACAGTAACAGGTGGCAATTTGGCCACAGGCGGCACAGTAAGTTCAACAGGCAATGCCACAGCAGGCAATGTAAGTGCTGTTGGTAACGTAACCGGTCAAACATTTATTGGTAATATAGAAGCCACTACTGTAAGTGCTACTGGTAACGTAACCGGTCAAACATTTATTGGTAATATAGAAGCCACCACAGTAAGTGCTACTGCTAATGTAACAGGTGGAAACATAATAACAGGTGGTATTGTAAGTGCTACAGGTAATGTTACTGCTGGCAACGTGATTGCAACATCGGGCAAGTTTGGCAACATTGTAATTTCAGGTGATGATATCACTGATGCAGGCGGCGGCGTTGTCAACATCAACTCTGCGCTGGCCGATGTAAACTTTGCTGTGAATGGTGACACTGTTGCCAACTTGTTGTTTGTGGATGCAGGGACAGACACCGTCAGTATTGGCAGTGCAACACAGACCACTGGGGCTATACTGGCAGTTAATGCCACAAACTCCGTACTGTTCCCAGTTGGTAACACAGCACAGCGTCCAACAGGTGTTGTTGGTATGTTGCGTTACAACACATCAGTTGATAGTTTAGAACAATACGCCTCAACAGGATGGGAAACAGTTGGTACTCCGGCGTTTACAGTTGTTGCTGACAATCAGTTCAACGGTGATGGTTCAACTGTAGCATTCACCTTGACGCAGGCCTCAACCACTGCTGGTGCTATTGTTGCAATCAACGGTGTTCAACAGATTCCAACCACAGCGTACTCAATCAGTACCACTACATTGACGTTTACTGAAGCACCTGCCGCAGGCGACGTAATTGATGTGCGTATGTTTACCACTACTACCAGTGTCAACAGCATCTCAAACGCTGCCGGCAACGCAATTGTAGCAACAAGTGAAACGGCTGCACTGGTTAACGTTACAGGTGACTTGAGTGTAAACGGAACAATTTTAGGTGGAAACATCAACAGCACTGCTATCACCAACGGCACATCAAATATGGCAGTTGTCTCCAGTGGAGGCAACATCCGCGGTAATGTAGCCGGCACAACAGTGATGACCATTAGCCCTGGACTGGTAGATATCCAAGGTAACTTGACTGTGAGTGGCAACGCAACATTGCAAGGCAACATTCTAGGCGATCGTATCCAAAACGGTACAACCAGCTTTGATATCCAATCAGCCAGTGGCAATGCCAACATCACAATTGGCGGCACAAGCAATGTGGCAGTGTTTACCACAGTTGGCTTGACACTTGGCGGTAACTTGTTACCAAGTGCCAACGTCACATACGACTTGGGCAGTGAAACACAGGCCTGGAGAGATTTATATCTATCTGGTAACAGTATTAAATTAGGTTCTGCAACAATTACCTCAAGTGGTAATAGTGTTAGTATGGGCACTGGCAATGTAACAGGTGCCAACCTAACCACAGCAGGTATTGTAAGTGCAACTGGCAACATTGCAGGTGGTAACTTGACAGTTGGAACAGGTACTATTACTGGTGGTAACATTGTTAACGCTAACGGCAACGGCATAGGTAACATTGGTAGTTCTAGTGTTTACTTCAACACAGTATTTGCCAAAGCAACAAGTGCGCAATACGCTGACTTGGCAGAGAAGTACGAAGCAGACGCAGAGTACGCACCGGGTACTGTGTTAGAGTTTGGCGGCGACAAAGAAGTTACGCTGTCCACAGAAGCAGGCTCAACTAGAGTAGCAGGTGTTGTGAGTACTAACCCAAGTTACATCATGAATGCTGGATTAACTGCAGAACACGTGGCAATGGTGGCACTGCAAGGTCGCGTACCATGTAGAGTTGTTGGACCAGTGGCCAAAGGTGACATGATGGTGGCAGCCGGCAACGGTGCAGCCCGAGTGGATAACTCAGCTCGTGCAGGCAGTATCATTGGCAAGGCCCTGGAAAACTTTAGCGGTGCTGAAGGCACAATTGAAGTGGTAATTGGTCGCAACTAAACTGTGTAAATAAGCAAGCAACAAGATAGGGTCTTTGGGCCCTATCTTTTTATATAGACAAAGGAATATAACATGGCACCGCCATTAGGAATAAAAATTGGAGCAGGATGGAGTATAGGACCCGGGTGGAGTATGGGTGCGCCACCACCTCCACCAGTAGATTTATACACACCTCTTGCCGGCAGTTTGAGTTTCAACGGCTCAAGCCAATATCTCTCAATGTCCCCGGGTATGACTCCTGCCGCCGATGCATTTACCATAGAAGGCTGGTTCTACAACACCGGTGGATTTACTAACAAAGGATTGCTGGCCACTGATCAAAGTGTGGGCATGAGTCTGTTTACTAGCGATGATGCCACTATTACTCTGGATAGATATGGTGGAGGATATCAACCTGGTTATACTTGGCCAGCAGCAACATTGCAAACTAACAAGTGGCAATACATAGTGCTGAATCGCAATGCCAGCACTAATCTAGAAACCATGTGGATTGGTACATTTGTTGACAACTATTCAACAGTGACCTGTGCTCGAGCAACCGGCGCTTCAGGTGGCAGCAGTCCTAGCGGTGGCACACAAACTGACAGTCAAAGTTGGGGCAACAGCAACTGGGTAGGTAGATACTATGGTGGATATTTTCCAGGATTTATTACCAATTTCAGAGCGACCATTGGTGCGGCTGTGTACGACAGCAACAGTGCCACAATCACTGCACCAGTAGCACCGTTGACAGCAGGTGCCAACACTGAATACTTGATGTTGGGTGCAGTAGTGACCACAGACACAAGCGGCACACAAACTGTTACCAACAACGGCACAGTTGCACAGACTGGAACAACACCGTTTTAAAAAACAGTTTTAAACTCAAAAATAGGACTTTTGTAGTCCTATTTTTTTGACTAAATATCATATAACAATGGATGAACAATGGGATTAACTAAACCGCGTGCCTCGCAGATTTTTGATATAGATTACAAACAAGCAACTCGTGTAATCACAGTCAGCGATGTTACACTAGCCGGCGGAGCCCCAAGTCAAGTTGACGGAGTTAACCTGGCAGAAGACGATCGAGTTTTGGTAACTGGACAAAACACGGCCAGCCAAAATGGCCTGTATTTTGTATCCTCCGTGGGCACAGGTGCCAACGGCATATGGCTTCGCACAACTGACGGCAACGAAAACGGCGAAGTACAAGCCGGCATGATTGTGATGGTTACCGAAGGGTCTTTATACCACGACACCCAATGGAAATTAACCACCGATAATCCAATTATTATTGGTACTACTGCATTGACTTTTGTAATTAACATACTGAGTCAAATTGGCGGATCCAACACACAAATACAGTACAACAATGCCGGAACCATGGGCGGATCACCTGATCTAACATGGAATGGCACAACTCTTTACACAAACGGTGCAGTAAGTGCTACAGGCAATATAACTGGCAATTACATCCTGGGCAATGGTAGTCAACTAACAGGTTTACCAGCAACATATGGCAATAGTAACGTAGCAACATTTATGGCTGCGTTTGGTAGCAATACCATAAGCACCACCGGATCGATTACTTCGGGAAATGTTACGGGTAGCAATGTATTAACAGGCGGATTGATCAGTGCAACTGGTACTGTCACAGGTGGTAACTTAACTACAAGCGGCAGTGTAGGCATTGGGACAAGCTCACCAAGTGTTAAATTTCAAACGGTTCAAACTATTGCTGATTGGACAGGAGATTTTAAAAATTACACAGCAGGGGCTTATGGATTAAGAGTAGATTTATCAGGTTCGTCTGGCAGTCAAGCTGCCTTGCAGGTGTACACTGCGATTGGTAATGGAATGATAGTTAGAAACGATGGTCTCGTTGGTATTGGTACTTTTTCCCTTGATCCATCAACACTATTAACGGTTGCAGGTGCAATTTCCGCTACTGGTACCATCACCGGTGGCAACGTATTAACAGGTGGATTGATCAGTGCAACCGGTGCCATTACTGGTGCCGCAATTACTGGTAGCAGTTTGACTGTGTCAACAGGCAACATCACTGTTGGTAATATTGTCAACGCCAACGGTAATGGGGTAGGTAATATTGGATCAGCAACAACATACTTCAACACTGTTTTTGCCAAGGCCACCTCAGCACAGTATGCTGACTTGGCAGAAAACTATGAAGCCGATGCTGACTATGCTCCCGGCACAGTGGTAGTATTTGGCGGTGACAAAGAAATCACCATCAGCAATAAAAATCACAACACCGCAGTGGCAGGAATTATATCAACTAACCCAAGTTATTTAATGAATGCTGGACAGTCAGGAGAATGGATATTGCCTGTAGCATTGACTGGTCGTGTTCCTTGCCTGGTTCAAGGACCTGTAACCAAAGGCACTGTGTTGGTAACAGGAGACACTCCTGGAACAGCCATGGCCATAAAAACATCAAAATTCAAACCTGGATGTGTGGTTGGAAAATCATTGGAAAACATCAAATCTAATGAAGTTGTGACCATTGAAGTTGCAGTAGGACGATTATGATACAAGAACGATATAGAGCAGACTACGAAGGTGAATTTGTAATCACCGAAAGCCGATGGAGCGGTGGCAAAAAAACACAAAACAGAGAATGGGTAGCCAATCCGATTGACAACCAGCACATCAGTGGCCGCGCTGCCTGCATTGGTAGCAATGTAGATCGTAACTTATTTGATTATTCAAGACTACAACGTCATAAAGGTGGCTTGTTAAGTTCAAAAAAGTTACAGACATACGGCACAGGTACAATTGCTAAAGAGATGCGATTGAACTTTGCAGTGGAAATTGATAAAATCATCATCGACGAACTGGTTGAATCTGGGTATGTAAATGACAATATTGTGTACGGTAGCACTCGAACCTGTTTAATGCATCCGGGAGAATTTTATCTAATTCCCTACAACACACTCATAGCACTAGAAGCTCTGGTGTTATGGATGGCAGCATTTGACGGGCATAAAGAAATTTATGCACTGGGTTACACCAACGACACAGTTGGAACTGTGAGTGAATGGTTGGCACATGTAAACGGAGTAATAACAGCGTATCCGTCAACTAAGTTTACATTCATTGGTGAAGAGTCCAATATTCCCAAAGCATGGCGTATGAATGCCAATGTTGCTTGCTTGAACTATCGTCCATTTATAAGTCACTGCGATATCTGAATACTGTGTTCCACAGTGGCCATTTTGTCACGAACAGCATCAAAATTCACAGTTGACCACAGGCCAGGATGCATGGGTCTAGGCCATGTTCCGGATGTGATCCAGGCCCAGCCAATGTGTTCATCGTTCAACACAGGTGTAAATTCTTTAGCAACGCTACAGAAAAATGTGTGATAGGCAAATCCACCATCAGCACTGGTGAACTTTTCAATAGGAACCAGTCGCAAATACTCGGGCATGTGCCCCAGTTCTTCGGTACACTCGCGTGTCATTGCTTCGATTAGTGTTTCATTGGCTTCAAATTTGCCGCCAGGCAACCCCCACGAGTCTGGGTGACGTGAGTCGTTGCGCAACAGATACAAATATCGTTGTGTGCTCACACTGTAGAACCAAACGCCCACAGCATTTACAGTACTATTCTCCATTGGCCTCCTGGATATAATCCTTGATAGCTCTTGACCCATGTTGTGCCTGTCCATTTGTATTGAATTCCAGTTGTTATATTAGTTACGTATTGTAGGTTGTCAGGACTAGAATTATTTTCAAAAACCACTTGCCAACGACCATCTAGGTATTCAATGATGTCGTTCTTTCGAGCAATCAGCGGTTGTCCTAGCGTGCCTTGCCAAGCCACAGCGTAGCCATTGTCACTGCCAGTGTCTTCAGTTAACAAATACCGTTGTCCTTCGACCGGCACAGGTAATCCTTCGTTTGGTCCACTGCGCAGTGGATCAATCACTGAACGTACAGGCGACAAGGTATTTTGTGGAACAGTGTCTTCATCTATAGTATACAGCATAAATCGATCATCGGATGGGTCATAAGCAATGGTTCCGGCAACTTCAGTGCCGTCAGGTTGCTCTAAAAAGATCTGACTGATGCCAGGCCGTAGCACTCCGTAGACCCCAACCAATGCTGTCCATAACAAATTGCTGGGTGGCGAATCTGGTGGTGTCAAACTGGCATTAGATTCATCAACTACAGCACTGGGACGCAGAGCCTGCAACTTGTTGCCAATCAACAAGGTTTGATAATCCCAAGGAGTGATCACTATACGTGTGCCCAACAGTAAGTCGTTGTCGAGCACTGCATTTGACGCATCACCTTTGGCGTCATATATGTTGGCAATGATACGTTCAACCACGCCCAGTTTCTTGACCTTAGCCGGACTACTGATCCAAATTGGCAGGGTAAATGTCATTGTACAAATGTCAATGGGATCTTCTGTGCCAACCGGAACACTTCGGCTGGTCCACTGTGTTGATTCCAGTTCAACAATGCTCAAACTGGTCCAATCAAGATAGTTGTCTGTGCTTTGAATTTCCAATGCCGGGTTAAACAACACCACAATCTGTTCCAACAACTGCATC